ATTGGCCAGTACCACCAGGAGAATCAAATGGCAGTTAAGATATACGGTTCTAATCGTATTGATTTAGATGGCAACAATGAAACATTCAGTATACGTGCCACGGCTGATGATGAGTTGAATTTTTACAAAGGTGCAAGCACAAAATTAATGGGAATGGATGCAAGTGGATTTGAGAGTAAGCCGAATATTCCTGCTTTTATGGCACATGGCAATGATGGATCAGAGAGTGTTGATGCTGGTCAGGAGTTTCCAATTAATGCAACATCAACAAATATAGGTAATCATTATAATATAAGCACATATAGATTTACGGCTCCAGTTGCCGGTTTTTATTCTTTTCAATATGGTCTTTATTGTTACGAAGGCGCACAACAAGTAACAATAAAAAAAAACGGTCTAGACTGGCAACCAACTGATACTATGGGTATTATTTCTGTAGAAGCTAATAGATTAAACAGTGGCGCAATCTCAATGTCATTGGAAGTAGGTGATTATGTAAGTTTTGGTTTTAGAGATGGGTTTAGTGGTAATGTGTATATGAATCACACTTGGCTATCGGGCTTTTTAGTTGGTTAATTAAAAGTATGAACCTCCGAACAAAACTACATCAAGATTACTTATTATTAAAAAGTTTATTCACTAAAGAGGAACTGTTCAGTTCTAAATTCATTTTAATTTTTATCAACATTCTTTTATTTCCTACCACATTTGCCGCACTTGCATATTATTTAATTGATAAATAATTAATAATACAATTACAATTCAATTAATAAGTTATTAAGGTTATGGGCAACATCATTCAGCATCTTAGAGGATCAGTTGTAGACCACTCTACATACACTGGCAAAAAAGGTGAAATCTCACTTGTTACTGATGCATCAGAAGCCAGAATTCCAACAGGTGAAATACGTATACATGATGATTCAACACCTGGTGGACTTCCAATTGTTTTAGGAACAACTACAAATCCGTTGACAAGCAACATAGTTTTGGGTTCTGGTGTAGGAATCAATTTTCATAATTATGGAACTGGTGTAGACAGCAATCTCCTGGATGACTATGAGGAAGGGACTTGGACTCCGACAGTCGCTTGGCAATCAGGTTCTCCAACATATACATCATCAGGGCGATATACAAAAATCGGAAGGATTGTTTATATACAAATTACAATAAATGTAACTTCTTCTGGAGGAACTGGTATAGTACGAGTTACAAACTTGCCATTTCTCACCATATATCCAATCCAAGCTGGCTCTGGAGCAGAAAGATGGAACACAGGAAAAGGGTTAGTTGTTTGGACAAGTATTAGTGATTACAACATATACATGAGATATTATGATTATACAAATGTTGGAGATACAAACGGAGATGTAATGATCGTTTCTGCTGTCTATGAAACACCAACTTAATTATTTCAAGAATCTATCTATTTGAGACGGACAACACAGGAGACAAATAATGCCACTAACAAAACAAACAGTAACAAAAAAAATACATTAAAGAATAAAATATGCCAGGAATATTAATACTTGATGAGTTACAATCTGCAACTGAAGGCGGTGGAATCAAACTGAAAGATCCATTGCAAACACAAGATGGTACTCCATTATTGAGTCCATCTGGTGAAGTAAGTATTAATTTTGATAATTTGGCAAATAACACTATACACATGAATAAGCTGAATATTCCTGATGATGGAATGACTGGTGATAAAATTCATGGCGGAATAATTAGTGGGTTTCAAAGTACTGGTATTACAGATAGCTCATCTAATACAGTCATAACAGTACATTCTAATGAAAATGTAGGGATAGGAACAAGTTCGCCTAGTGCAAAACTTCAAGTTGTAGGCAATACAAACACTGATGTTGCTTTAATTGGAACATTAGGGACAAGATTAACCATACAGCCAGATGATACTATTGGTGAAGTAAAGTTCAAAGTTGAAGACCCGAGTGGTAATAGTTACCATAAGTTTATGTCGTTTCACACGGAAGGCGGTTCTGGTACAACAGAACGAATGCGCATTGACCCCAGTGGGAATGTTGGGATTGGGACGGATGATCCGTACTCAGAACTTACTGTTGCCGGATCAAATTCTTCCACACAAGTTTATAAAGAAGATCCAGTGATTCTTTTGTCTAAATCATCTGGAACAAGAGTATTAGATGAAGGGCCATCCATTGGATTTAACTCTGGAACTAGTTTTCTCTATGGCGCAATCAAAGGAGCGGCAGAATCCTCTGCGGCTGAATTTTCAGGGTATTTATCATTTTATACAACTGGAGTAACTTCATACCATTTGGAACAAATGCGCATCGACTCCAGCGGCAACGTTGGGATTGGTACGATTAGTCCTACTGAAAAATTAACAGTTTCTGGAAATATCACAGCAAGTGGAGATGTCACTAGCACTTCAGATGTAAGAGTTAAAACTGACATTACACCTATTACAGGTGCCTTGGATATAGTAAATAAATTAGAAGGTAAACGATTTAATAAATTTAATAAACCAGGTATAGGATTTATAGCACAAGAGTTAGAGCAATACATGCCAGAACTTGTACATACTGCTAATGATGAGGTAGGTACAAAGTCAGTAAACTATGCTAATATGGTAGCATTATTGGTAGAAGCAATCAAAGAACAGCAAGTTACTATTAATAAATTAGAAAGTAAATTAAATGGCAACTAAATTAACTTCGACTGGTGTAGTTATTGATAATGTAACACAAGCTACTATTCCTTCAACTACAAATACTGATAGAGGTTCCTACCTTGCATCAGATGGTAGTGGTGGTTCTTTTTGGAGTTATCCAGGTGCTACTGCAGATGTAAATACAATTGATAATTCTCAATGGTTGTATAGAACAATTTACACGCACGGATTTCTCGCAGCAGGATATAAAGGTTCTAATCCCTGGCGTAGTGTTAATAAGACCTGGCATCCAACCGAAGTTACTATGTATTGTGGAGAACAAATAGCATATACGCAAGGATACACAAATGGATGTTGGAGTGATTATAATGCATATATTGTTGCAGGTGCTGGATTTAATGCCGCTACTTCAATAGTTTGCTCATACAATTTATACAATGGCTCTATTAGAACTTTTACTGCTGATGGATTTTCTTCTACAGGTGTTCCTTATGGCTATGTTGGAAATGATCCAAAAAATGAAGGTGTAGAGTATGGTACTGCTGGTTATGGAGGTGATGTTGGTGGTATGGCAATGAGTGCATCAAAGGTTGATCCTCCTGCAACTCAGGACATCGTAAACCAAGCAGGTTACATTACCGGCGGAGGAGACAGTAGTAATCAAAAGTTACATTTTCCAACCGAAATCATGTATGTCACTACAGCAGCACCGTATACAGATCGTGGTGATGCAAGTTATGGTCAAACAATAATGTGGGCGCATTTTGCTGGTACATCATATGCATATATGACATTTAGCAATGACACTTGGACAACAGGAGGATGGGGAGGATGGAACAGAGATTATCAAGGTAAAATGATGGGTTCAAAGCACGGATACTTTTATAGCGACACTGGTAGTAATGTAACATTAGGAAAGGCAAAAGTAAATCAATCAACTGGAGCCACATTGAGTACATTCAATAAAGTCCGTGCATATGGAGAAGCTAATAATCAAGACGGACAAGATAATGGATACGTCATGGGGCATTATGACGGCCAACAAAATAATCATACAATAAGACAATCTTATAGTTCAGATTCAGAAGTTACTCTTGGAGCAGCAGCCATGCCAAAAGGCCATTACGGTCAATCATCCGGCGCTTGCTCAACAGGTGCAGCAACCATAGCAATTTTAAAAGCAATGTAAAAATGGCAGCAAAAATAACATCAACAGGAATAATAGTAGATAATGTAAATCAAGCTAAAATTCCTGCAACTGCTTCAGCTAACATGGGTTCGTATTTAGTATCTGACGGTGAAGGAGGTGCTTATTGGTCTTATATCGGAAGCACTGCATCGGCTGCAACTGTAGATAATAATCAGTGGAGATATAGAAGTATATATACTCACGGATTTGTTGCCGCTGGATATAAAGGTTCTAATCCCTGGCGTAGTGTTAATAAGACCTGGCATCCAACTGATGTAACTATGTATTGTGGAGAACAAATAGCATATACACAATCATATACAAATGGACACTGGAGTGATTATAATGCATATATTGTAGCAAATGGTGGTCATAGTGCTCAAGGTTCAATAGTTTGTAGTTATAATTTATACAATGGCTCTATTAGAACTTTCACTGCAGATGGCTGGGCATCTAGTGGAATCACATATGGTTATGTTGGAAATGACCCAAAAAATGAAGGATTGGAATATGGTACTGCTGGTTATGGAGGTGATGTTGGTGGTATGCGTATGAACACAACGCATTATGATGCACCGTCTACGCAGGATATAAAAGGACAAAGTGGATGGATAAATGGCGGAGGAAGCACACAGTCAGAACGATTACATTATCCTACTGAGGTGATGTATTCCGGATGGGACAGTTCGTACTCAAACGGTGGTGATGCGGCAGGGGGAGAATTAAAAGGTTGGTTTGCTTGGGCTGCAAATTATGGATATATTACTTGGTCAAACAGTACTTGGACAAACGGAGGTTGGGGCGGCTGGGCTAAAGACCAGCATACTAAATGTCAAGGTACAAAATGGGGGCATCATTATATCGGCACGGGAACAAACGTTTCTGCTCAAAAAGCAAAATTTAGCGACTCTACTGGAGCCACATTGAGTACATATAACAAAGTACGTAGTTATGGAGAAGAAAATGTAGAAGATGGTCAAGATTGGGGATATATTCTTGGGCATTTTGACGGACAACAAAACAATCATACAATAAAACAAACACACAGCACAGATTCAGAAATTACTCTTGGAGCAGCAGCCATGCCAAAAGGCCATTACGGTACTAGTTCAGGTGCTTGCTCAACAGGTGCAGCAACAATTGCTGTGCAATATGCACTTTAAGGATTTATATGAAATACATTATTTGTAAAACAGAACCAATGAGGCCTTATTTTCAGCAAGGTGCAGCCGATCCTACTTTGTATTGTAGAGATTTATATACATTATTTGATATTAGTTGTATAGAAATAGCCGAACCATTATTTGATACCATTTATCCTTTAATTCCAATAGGATATGAAGAAGTTACTGAAAATGAAGCAAAGTATGGTAGTAACTTTTTTTCAGAAGTAAGAGATACTGTTAAGATATTGAATCCTGAATCATTGATGGCGGAAACAATTGCAATGCCTGAAAGTGAGAAAATTGAATTTACATTAACAGATGAAATAAAAGGATATGTAAGAAATTTCATGTTTAAATTTGCTAAAGAAATAATTGATAATGAATATAATTTTAGATTTCACAGATTACGCAACACAACAGAACTAGAACAAGCAAGTTGGGAAATACAAAAACATGAAGCAAGGGAGTGGCTAACTTATGGTGATTCTGACCCTAATCATATCACTCCTTTTTTAGATTATCTTGCACAAGAAAGAGGATTAGATAAAACTGCATTATCAAATAAAATTTTAGAAAAGGCAGAAGAATATGCCGATAAATTGTCAACCGAATTAGTCAAATATCAGTTATTATTAAAAGAATTTGAAAATGCAACAACAATTTGGGATATAAATATACAATATGAAAAATATTTTGGTATTATGGTTCCTGCATTTCAGTCTGCTGCTTTAGGTTGGCAAGACGACACAGGTACTAGAATTTTCTTTGCAGAAAATGAAGAAAGTGTTGAAACAAAATATATTGACATAAATAACCCTTATTTTGGTAATAAATTAAATTTTTAATGAGTAAAAATGAATGAAATTAAGTTGTATTCCGATTTTGAAAGTAATCTTCAATTAAATGATTTAGATAAAAAAATTTTAGAAGGTGCTTTAAATTTAAATAGTGGTCAATCCAAATATCAATCAGAACAATTTGTAGCAAATAGTCAATTAACTCCTTATAGAATGATTAAACAATGTTTATTGGAATTAGAAGCAAGACATCATTCTTATTTTAACATTACAAACAAATTAAAAAGAAAAAAAATAGAAGTTAAAATAGCTAAAAGAAAAATTTCAGAAACTACAGATGATTTGGAAAAAGAATTAATACTTGTAGACATAGAAGATATGGAACATGATATTGATATCTGGACTAAAAAAATTAAACAAGCAGAAGAAGAAATAGAAATTTATTTAAATATGGTTAAAAAAATTGCCGATAATAATAATGAATTATTAGAAAAATCGTTTACATATGATCATGAGGAAGAAAGAAAATACTGGATAACAAGAATGGCGAAACAAGCTGCAATGGACATGATTGCTTATGGAAGAATTGGTAGCGGTAACATGGATAGTATTGCAATGATGCCAGAAGATGACCAAGTGATGACGTTAGCTACAACAATTCAATATAATGAAAGATTGACAAAGGCTTTAACACAAATTAGTAAATCTGTTAGCCAAGGACTATTAGAAAATACAGAAAATTTACCCAAATATGATGTACCTGCAATTACAGATAAACTATTGATTGGAGATTTATTAAGTGAAGATATTCAGCATACCTCTCAACCCAAAATTGAACCAGAATCAATTTAACATATTCGTAAATTTTTTAAAAGAACATAAAAATTTAATATACGATGTATATTTTACCTCACGTATTGCACCTTTTTTACAAGATGCTATGGGTGATGTATTTGTAAATGAAAACATAGATTTAATTGAGAATGCTTTAATTATTCAAGAAAACTTCGATATTCCTATTTCCGCAACTTTTAATAATATATTAGTTAGACCTGATCAAAATAATTTAGATTTATGGTTGAAAAACTTTGAGCCGTTTTATGAAAAAGGAATACATAGTGCTACTATACCACATACGCATTGGGTAATGACAGGACAAATTCAAAAACATTTCCCAAAACTATTAATTAAAAATACTATTCTAAGAGAACTTAACACTGCATCTGATGTAGCAAAACAAGCTGAAGCTGGATTTCATTATATCAATATAGACCGTGATTTAATGAGAGATTTAGATACTCTCAAAAAAATTAAAAGAGTAAAAGAAAAATATGGTATTAAGATTGCTCTTCTTGCTAATGAAGGTTGTCTTGGAGGATGTCCTTTGATGCCAGAACATTTTCAATTTAACAATACTAGAACAAATACTCCACAATATTTTACAGACCCTATCAGCAGGATTAGTTGCCTGAAATGGGATTTGGATGACCCTGCCACTTCTTTAAAATCTGCTAATATTCCACCTTGGAAAGAAGATTGGGATGAATTATTAGAATATGTTGATATATTTAAAATGCATGGAAGAGAATCATTAGACCAGATGTCAAGTACAATGAGTATCATCCATCGCTATAAAAATAATGATGAAATATTATTTGATGATTTTAATTCTTATATTGAACATAATAATTTAAAAGGAAATCCTATCAATGCTTGGAGAAAATTTATAAAGAATTGTAAGTTTGATTGTTGGGATTGTAATCGTTGTGATAAATTATATGAAGCAAAGAATGGTAAGCATCAAGAAACTTTTGAACAATTTATAGCAGAATCAATATGTACGGCATACCTGGATTGACTTCACCAAAAGTACAAAGTTTTATTAATAGTATGTGCAGTCAAGCAGATACATATCTAGAGATAGGATGTTATCTAGGCGCTACTGCTTGTGCTGCATTGAACAATAATAAATTGAATGCATACTTTGTAGACACTTGGGATGAAGACATAAAACCATATCGTGATGATATACAATTACCTAAAAATAACAAAGAATTATTTAAAGAAAACATACGAAAATTTAAAGGTGAAAATAACGTAAACATTTTTCATTGTGATATGTTTGATGTAGATTTAAGTAAAATTAAACCGATTGATATATTCTTTTATGATGGACCTCACGGTGAAGATACTATATTTAAAGTCTTTCAATATTATTATCCTGTATTGTCAGATACTTGTTTAGTGATTGTAGATGATGCTAATTTTTTAGGGGTAATTTCTAGTGTTAATAATGCATTATTTAATTTGAATTTTACAATAATTTATAGTAGAATAATTAATAACATGTTAGAGGATAAGAATTCATGGTGGAATGGACTTTATATAATTTATCTTAAAAAAGGTAGTTAAAAAATGGACCTATCATTAATTTATTCGGGACAAATTTATTTAATTTTAATTGCATTTGTAATGATGATTGCTGGTTGGAGTTTACTTGTTGTTGGCACTTCATATTTTTTAATATAAATAATAGTATAAATTTAAATTAGAAAAATTAAATACACATTTTGATAATAACTAATTAATATCAATTTAAAATGCCCTACATCGGTTCAGCAATCAAAAATGTAAACACACGTTCTGCAATTGATCACCAACAATTTCTTGGTTCAACTGCAGATACAATAACCAATCCTGGATACTATACATTCTATGTGAATTATTCACCGGGAAATGTTACAGTAATCGTTGCTGGTTCTCACATCAGTCATACTGACTATATTGCAACAAATGGAACTGATGTTCGTATTTCAAATTCAGCAGTTACAATCAATGCTAACGATGCTGTAGAAATCACAGGGTATAATATACCAACAAGTCAGGTTTTAGAACGTTCAGATGTGAATATCACCGGTGGTAAAATTTCTGGAATAGAACCACTTGCAATTGCAGATGGTGGTACTGGATTAACATCACTAGGTACTGCTGGACAAATGTTAAAAGTAAATAATGGGGGTACTGCTCTTGAATTTGCTGCTCCATCAGTGTCAGTTGATGATGTCACTGGTACACTTCCTGTATCAAAAGGTGGTACTGGATTAACATCACTAGGTACTGCTGGACAGCTTTTACGTGTAAATAGTGGTGCAACAGGATTAGAGTTTGCCACTGTAAGTACCGGCGGCGGTGGTGGCGGTGATGAAATTGGTTGGACTCATTTAGCAACATTTACTGCCAGTAATGCAGGACAACAGAACCATTACCTGCCAAATGTATCTGGATGGAATACAACCCATACAGATATGTATATAATAGTTGAATATTTCCAGCCTTCGGTCACAGCAGGTTTTTATTTAGATTTGCAATACAGCAATTCTTCTGGTTCTAGCAGTAGCCATTATTACATGCTCAATTATGATCTGCGAGGCAGTGGAATAAATTTTACAGCAGGAAATGGTACGCAAGACGGATGGCGTTTTAAAATGTCAGGATGGGAAATAGGAACCAGTACCGCAATTGGAAGAGGTAAACCACCATGTCAAGGTTGGATTTGGTTTTCTAACCTACACAATTCGTCAACTGGAGCATCAGTTAAAGGTCATTTTGTAGGAACTTCTGAATGGGGAGTACCGTTTGAACATTCTTTTGGAGGCATGAGCTATGCAGGACAGAATGGTGCATGGCAGTTAGATTGGTTAAAACCGGTTGCAAGAGATTCATCATATACTACACAAAATGGCAGTTGGAAAATGAATGTTTATCTAAGAGGTTAAAATGAGTGTAATAAAGTTTGGAAATGGACAAACTGTACGTTATGAGTCACCGGAATATATAGAAGGTCAAGAGATTGTAGAAAATGATCCAGAAATCACTGCTAATATTAAAGCTTGGAGGAATCATTTACTTGCTGAAACTGATTTTTATATGGTTACTGATTCTCCATTGTCTGCAGATGCTAAACAACAAATGGTAAATTACAGACAAGCACTACGTGATTTAGATTATAATGATCATTCGCTAATTGATTTCACGAATGCCAATTGGCCTAGTAAACCACAAGTATAAAGGAATTTAAATGTCTTATATAGGAAACCAACCTGCACAATATGCAACTGAATTTAGAGAGAATTTTACAGCTACAGCAGGACAAACTGCACTTACAACATTAGGTTATAATCCTAATGCAGTTGAAGTATATCTAAACGGAGTTTTACTTGATTCAAGTGATTATACATTAGAGGACAACGATGTAACAATAAAGAAAATAGGATAGAATGGCAAACCGAGGAAGTGCTTCTAAAAGATTTTCTAAACTCATCAGATACTTCAATTTTCAGCAAAGAACTGTTGTAGATCCTGTTACACAACAAGAAACGATTGAAGAGGTACCTGTATTAGAAAATGTTTCTTTGGAGGCCTCAACAGATGTCACTGTTTCTGGAAAACAAGTTGTTACTACAGCAAATAATAGCATCTCAGCAGAATCTCTAACTATAGATACTGCAGAAGTAACATATAATGATTCTGATAGTTCATTACATGTAAATGGAAATGCTTTAGCATTTAAATCTGATATAGGTAATAATGCGTTTCCGTCAGGCACCAAAATGTTGTTTCAGCAAACATCTGCACCAACTGGATGGACAAAAGACACAACTCACAACAACAAAGCGTTGAGAGTCACTTCCGGAACGGTAGGGACTGGAGGTAATGTACCCTTTAGCACCGTATTTGGAATAACGGCAACGAACAATCACACGTTGACCGCCGCACAGATGCCATCACATACTCACAACACTAATAATACTGGCGCACATACTCACAGCACCAGTGCTACTGGTGCACACAGTCACTCCGTAAAGATTTCAGAGTCGAATTACAATGGTGCATTAGCACCTTCTGTAATGGACAGAAACGGATATTTGTCTGCTGGAATTCGTTCTAATTATAGTGCTGGAGGCATCACTACTTGGACAAATAACGGATCGCTAAACGACAACAGTAATCATAGCCACAACACGAACAATGCTGGCGCACATAGTCACTCCATGAACAATGCTGGTTCTGGTGGTGCTCACAGTCACGGCATTGATTTACGGGTTCATTATGTCGATGTAATTATTGCAACAAAAGACTGAGGTAAAAAATGCAAGTAACGATTATTAAATCGGACAATTTCGTCTCAATTGACGGAGTTCAAAAAGAGATGGATTTGTCCTTCTTACCGGATGATTTTCATGCCCTTCAATTTGACGGGAGCAAGGGATCGGTTGAATCCTCCGACATTGACAAATGCGAAAAATTTGATGCGATTACAAATTGGTCGGGCTGGAGTGAATTTGACGCAAAGGCAAAAGCCGCAAAAAATGCACCTACAGCCGCAGATTTTGATGAGAATATACCGGAAGAAGATATGTTCCTTTCTTCTGATTCAGAATCAGAACCGGACGATCCTCCGGAACCTTTGGTTTTTGATGATGCTCAGATGTTGAACATTATTCGATCGGAACGAGGTTCCCGTTTATTGTCCAGTGACATTGAAATCATCAAACTCGTTGAAGCTGGGCAAGGTATTCCGGACGACATCAAAAGGTATCGACAAGAATTGAGAGACGTTCCAAACAAAATCGAAAACGGTCAATTACCGAAACCCGTTTGGAATGCAGAGGAGCAAGTTGTCGAGTTTAATTCGTGGCCCGTTTCTCCATGACGGGACTGCCTAAAACGGAGACTTTCATTGAGGAATATTTCATTGATGAAAGTCTTTGCCATGAGATCACCGAATACTTTGAAAAGCGAACGGATCTTCAAAGACAGGGAACTCTTGGAGATTCTCAGATTGATTCATCTCGCAAGGCATCGACGGATATGACTTTGGATGACTGCGAGGAATACTTTCATTTGTATTTCGGGGCAATTTATCCGTTTTTTAGAGACTACGTTCAAAAGTACAGAATAGACAATTCTGCAGAATTCCAAATGAGTTTCTTTGAAGGGACAAATATTCAAAAATATTTGCCAAATCAAGGATATTTTAAAGAACATCATGAAAGAGCAAATATTGACTTGGTTCGATTAAGTCGAGAACTTGTCTTCATGACTTATTTGAACACAATCAAGGATTTCTCAGAAAATCAAGGAGCAACCGTCTTCCCTTTTCAAAATCAATTTGTCCGCCCAGAGATAGGTAAAACTTTAATTTGGCCGGCTGGTTTTACGCATCGGCATTACGGGATCACTCATCAATCTGAAACAAAATATATCGTCACGGGTTGGCGGCATTTAATAATTGAACAATGAAAATAAAACCGGAAAGAAACTGCCCATTAAATAAATTTAAACCATGCAAGGGGTTGGACTGTTCTTGGTTCATTCAAGTGCGAGGAACAAACCCAAACACGGGCGAGGAGGTCGATGAATGGGGATGTGCAGTAGCATGGTTGCCCATTTTATCAATAGAAAATTCTCAAATGCAAAGACAAACAGGCGCCGCAATAGAATCTTTTCGTAATGAGGTGGTTAAATCAAATGAACAATATATACAAGATTTAAATAAAAAACTTTTAGAGTAATTCATATGCCATTCATAGGAAATCAACCAACACAAGAAAGAATACAAGATCATCGTTCATATACAGGTGATGGTGTGCGAACTGCATTTGGTGTTCAATATGAAGGAAGTGCGGTACTTGTATTTCAAAATGGTATTAAATTAAAGGAAACAGAAGATTACACCACGAATGACCTTGGTACATATGTTACAATAGTAACTGCTCCAGCAGCAAATGATGTTATTGACTTATATGGAACAAGTGAAATCACAGACCTATCACGTTCTACATATGCTAAAGAAACATTCACTGCAGCAAGATATCAAACAAATTTTCAACTACACAATCCAATTTCACCAACAGAAAGAATCAATGTCTATGTGAATGGATTGAGACTTTCTGAAGTCGATTTTAATATTGACTATATAAACAAGTTAATTACAATTACAGAAAGAGATACTGATGATATTGTAATGGTTGAAGTTATCTCTCCTGGATTTCGTAGTTCAATGCACAATGCCAAAAATGAAAAGGCATATCATCCAATGTTTGCAACACCAGATGAGATAAATAGTGATATAGTTATACCTGCAGGAGAAAACGCAATGCTAGTTGGTCCAGTCACTCTGAATGGTGTTATCACTCTTAATGGAACTCTTACCGTAGTTTAAATTTTAAATGGCAAGCATACTCAAAATTGATGTCTTACAAGAAAGATATGCAAACACAGGCATATTATTATCTGGTCAAATAAATGGACCTCTTGGTGAGATTATTACTAGAGAAGGTAGACTAAAACTACCAAATGAATTTGCCGCAAACTCTCTCAACATCGCAAATGCTTTTGCAGCAAACACAATAACGGCTAATTTATATTCAGGTATCACTCTGAATATGATTGAAAATGTAGCCGCTACTGCAAATGCAAATCAAGTTCTCACCGCAGATGGTTCTGGAAACTTCTTCTTCGCTGATGCTGCAACTGAACTAAAAGAACTGACAGATGTCAATTCAACCGCAACCGCAAATCAAGTTCTCACTGCAGATGGTTCTGGTAATTTCTTCTTTGCTGATGCTGCAACCGAACTAAAAGAACTCACTGATGTCAATTCGACTGCAACCGCAAATCAAGTTCTAACTGCAGATGGAACAGGAAACTTTTTCTTTGCTGATGCCGCAACTGAACTAAAAGAACTGACAGATGTCAATTCAACCGCAACAGCAAACCAAGTTCTCACTGCAGATGGAACAGGTAGTTTCTTCTTTGCTGCCGCTAGTGATCCAATCACAGTACAAAAAACAAACACCACAAATGCGATACTATCAACAGTAACAAATGTAAATGATTTTAGATTCGATAGTGATAGTGGTTTTGATGTGGTGGATTTGGGTTCAGGTGCTGTAAAAATCCAGATGAACTCAACTTTCAAAACATGGAAAGTTGATGGTCAAGAAGACCTCATAGCAACTGGATTGGATACAATACAATTAGTTGCTGGTGATGGTATTACATTAACCACAAATGCGAATTCAACTCCTTATAAAACTATTTCTTTTTCAGTTAATTCTGATGATTTAATTATATCACAGTACATACAAGAATTTTATCAGTTTACATCATCTGGAGAAATCAACTATACATTTAATTCTGAGCCATTAAAATCATCATATAAAGTAGACATTTATTTAAATGGATTAAGACTATTAATTGATGATGATTATACAATAAATCATGCAAATAATTTAATAACTTTCGCAAATGCGTTTCAAATAAATGATAAATTAAGCATAGATGTATTTACTAAACCTACTTCATATTTTACATATAAAGAAGTTGCTGTTGGTGGTGAATTATCTATTACCTATCCGTTTACAATTGATTCAAATTATATTTCTGGAATATATCAAAATGGATTACGTTTACCTCAAGAGTTATACACTGTAGATTTATTGAATGACAAAGTTGATTTTGTAAATTCTCTTAGTGCAAATGATGTAGTCGAATTTGATTTTTATAAGATTAATTTAATTTATGATAATGAAACATTTGCAATTGCAAACTCACAAAATTCAGTAACTTTAACTAACAATATAGTTGAAAATGAAAATTATTTAAATGTTTATGTAAATGGTGTACGCTTTTCTACAAACGAATATAGTGTAGACTATTCTAATAATGAGATTATTTTTGATTATAATTTAAATGCAAACACAGTTGTCACAGTTGATATACTTGAAGAAACATCCATTTTTAAATTTGCACAATTTGCTAATCCAGTATTAAGTGAAACCCAATTAAATTCAACCACAACAATAGATGGCACATTAAATGTAAATGCAGATACCAATATAACCGGAAACACTTCAATTAGTGGAGATTCATTTACTATTGATTCAAATACTAATGTAGTGATTGAAGGTACTGCAACATTAAAAAATATAACTGCCAATAATATTACCGCAAATACATATTCTGGCATTTATCTTAATATGTTAGAAAATGTGAATGCTACTGCTAATACAGACCAAGTTCTAACTGCAGATGGTGCTGGAAACTTCTACTTTGCGAATGCTGCTACTGAACTAAAAGAACTGACTGATGTCAATTCAACTGCAACCGCTAATCAAGTTCTCACTGCAGATGGTTCTGGTAATTTTTTCTTTGCAAACAATGCGGCA